CAGCTACAGCTTCAACCGGACCCCAGTCGTTAGTAGCAGGTGCTACCGCAGTGATCGGTGCGCCCAACTGCACCATGTACTTGTACACGGAAGTCTGACGGTCGATACGCTGATCGCGGGTACGGAAGTTGCTGTTACGCAGGTTAGCTTTAACGTAGTAACCAACGAATTCCAGAGTCAGCTTAGCGATCTCAGTCTGTACGGTTGCGGTCTTAGTGATATCTTCACGAGACTTGTTGTCGTACACACGGGAGATGCGTGGCTGTTCCAGGGCGTTAGCAACCAGATCACCTTTCTCGTGGTTCAGAGTACCGTTAACACGGATGGTGATACCAACGGTCTGGCCGTCAGTGGTCAGTGGAGCCAACAGAACAGATGCAGCGCCTGCAACAGTTTTCTGGCCAGCGGTAAGCTGGTAGGCCGGAGCGTCGAATGCCAGAGTAGTCTGGAATTTATCACCTTCGTTCGATTTGTTGAACAGAGATGAATCCATGTTATCTGTGCGCAGACGGAACAGCTCAGAGGTACCTGATGCGTTGGATACTTTGATCCAGACGTACTGCAGTTTAGAACCGGTATCGATCTGGTCAGTGTGATCCATCATACCGTTCTGTACCAGAGACGGAGTAGAACACAGACCGATGAAGCCTACGCGCACGCCTGGTTTCAGAGCTGCAGTTGGCAGATCTTCGCCACCCTGGACTTCCAGGAAGTCGGTGCCAGCTGCGAAGCTTGCATCGTTAGAGCGGTCAGCAGGTTTGTACGGGATCAGTTTCACTGCGTCGTTACGCAGGATGGACGGATCACGCAGGGTGTTGATCAGTTTCTTACGTTTCCAATCAGTCACTTCGCCAGTGGCTTTGTGCTTGATGAACGGCTCAACGATGTCAACTGGGATTTTAACGTCCAGGCCGATGTCGTTCGCAGTCAGGGTAGTAGTAGGGAAGAACGCTTCGCCGACCGGATCCTGTTTAGAAGCTTTGATGTTGTATTCAACAGTCTGAGCACGCTGTGGAACGAATTCCTGAGCCTGTTCAAACGCTTCGAGGCCGTAACCCTGTTTAGGGTTGGCAGAGCCGTAACGTTGACCGCTAACAGTCTGATAGCCACCTTCAGCAGCACGGTGAGTACGGGTAGCCATAGCAGCGCCGTAACCAGACAGATCGCCAACGATAGTCGCAGCGATTGCACCAGCTTGCAGCTGTTGATCGTTGAAGCCTTCAAGACCATGGCTTTCAGCGCCTTTAACGCAGCTTGCCTGCAGCTGAGTCAACGCGGAACCGATTGCAGAAGTCTGCATAGCAGAATTGCTGTCATCCAAAGATTCCAGACCGTAGCCAGCGACAACACCTTCGGTCACGTTGAATTGACCGTTATTGATTGCACTCTGAATGCGCGTGAACAGTGAAGCACTGTTTTGCGTGTGAAGAAGTTTTAAAGCCATTATCGTGTTCCTTCAATAACTTATATAAGTTTTCGATACACCCGCATCAGGTTCTTCCGATACGAATATGTGTTGCGCTAACACTCTGGTACAACAGTAGGTCATAATTAGCTAATTGACATACTATTATTATTCATTTAAACTCAGCGCTGCGCAATCGCTTCATTTACAACGTGCGTGCAAAGACCCTGGTACAGTGATTTGTATTCAACGGCGCGAGTGGTAAGAGTATTCATAGAGTATATAACCTGTCGAAACAGTCGCTTACTCAACATACTATCAGTCACTGCTACGTCGACACGCGGTACTACCATCACGCAAACGATTTCGCCATTCAGTACGGTTGATTTAAAATCGTACTCCAAAGCAGCGCCAGTTTGGTGTGCTTCTACATCATAGGGTTCACCTGTGGCGTACTCATAACAAGTGCGCAAACACATGGTGGACAGTTCAGCCTGAATATCAGCGTGGTTGTCATCAGCAAAGCTTACCCACTCCGGCTGAGTGAAGACGTTCATCACACCGTTGGTGTAATAAGTCAGACCACTCAATGACGCCGTTAATGGATTGGCTAGGCCGGCCAGTGACTTACGAAAGTCAGGATCACATAACATGACGTTAAGAACATAGTAAAAGATAACGTCCCTTGTTGATAGTATACTAAGTAACACTTCTGGTTCATTTAAAGACTTTAGCGGTAATTGGTTATCACGCAGGGCTCGTAGGATAGGAGCTGGAGCGATAACAATTTTTTCATTTAACATAACTTCACCTTAACGAGGAACGTGATGGACACTGGTCTGCTTATCATAAAGATTATTACGTTATTTTACCAACAGTCGATTGTTGGTGGCGAATCCGGTGATGATTACAGTGAGTTTGTTGACGAACTCATGGAGAATATTCCCGCACCTGTTGAGACGATGGGTAGCGATGAGCAACGTTCTGTACAGTTAGCGTTGCGTCGTACCATCCGCTGGTTAATCAGCCGTAATCGCTCAGAGAAGCTGGAGAAGCTGGATTTACTGCAACGCCTGTTGAATGACTGTGGTCAAGATAACTCAACGTATCAAGCGTTGGAAATGGGTATCAACTCAAGTGAAGATGACCCGTACCGTGCAAACCAAACTGTTGTACAGATCTACCGTGACTTGAAGACGTGGGACAACACCCGTCGTGCAAAAGCTGTTATCAAACGTTTAGCCATGCCAATCATCTATGGCGGTGAAGACGTTGACGTTGACTTAGCAGTCAGTAAGTTGATGGAAGAAGTACAAAGTTTAAACTTGGTAACCAGTGACCAATATGACCCAGCGGTTGTATCAGAAGTTTCGGTCAGTGACTTGAATGCGGTCAGTGCGTTATTCAAACAGGCGAAGGAAGAGTCTTCTACTGTTGGTGTATTGCGTACAGGGTTCCAAGGTATCAACCGTATGTTAGGTGAAGTCGGCGGGTTCCGTCGTTCAGAGTGTGTGTTGATTGGCGCATTACAGCACAACAACAAATCTGGCTTTACCATGGACTTGACTCGTCAGATTGCGATCTACAATAAACCGTACATGCGCGATCCGAAAAAGAAACCAATGATCATGCACATCTCTTCTGAGAACAACATGACCGACAACATGGTTTCTTGGTGGAAGAAGATCAAAGCTAACGTAGACGGTTTAGATCATAACCACCATGACATTGACGAAGCCACTGCAGCCAAAGAAGTTATGGATGCATTGTCGATTAACGGGTACGAAGTCAACTTCTGTCGTGTTGACCCCTCTCAGTTTGGTTACCGTAATCTGTTCGAACGTATTAAGCAGTTCGAGAACATGGGTTACGAGATACACCTGCTGACGATCGACTACCTGGGTATGTTAAACAAGAACGGTTGTGAGAAGGGCGTAGCGGGTCAAGAATACCGTGACTTGTTCCGTCGTGTACGTAACTTCACATCAGCCCGTGGTATCTGTCTGATTACCCCACACCAGTTAAGTCCAGCAGCTAAGATGTTGGTACGTAACGGTATGGAAGAAGACCTGCCGCGTGAAACCGTCAACAAAGGATATTGGGATAACTGTACCAAGATTGACCAGGAAGTGGATGTGGAGATCATTATCCATCTGGTACGTGTTGGTGAAGACACTTACATGTGTGTAATGCGTGGCAAACACCGTACCATCTCAATCACACCTGAGAAAGACAAGTACTGTGTTTACAAGTTTACTAAAGCAGGCATCATGGATGACATCAACGGTAAAGACATGTCTCGTAAACATGTTGCTGGTGACACGATGGCTGAAGGCGGTGCGAATCCTTGGTTCGGTTAATAATAACTATTTTAGTAATAGTATGACCAGAATATACACTTAGCAGTTTTTGAGGGGAGGAATGGACTATATCCTCCCCTTCTTTTTATCAGGCTACACGCCTTAAAACAATAACCCGATTAACAGACTGAATATAGTGGAACGTAATCTCATGATGCTCGTAGATGTGTTGCTTACTTGACCCTTGCCACTCGTGCGGGGTCAGGTAGGCTTATATGCCGATCTTATAGATCAAAACTATCTTTGGAGTTACCATGCTAGAGCTAATAATGAACGCAGGTAAAGCTGCTGTTGCACCAGGCGATTCAGGTCCAGGCCCTACTGAGCTTATTGGCTCGTATCAGGATTCCAATGACCCAGCTAGATACACGGGTTATTACGGTGAAACGTTAGGTTCTCAATTAATACTGCCTTCAGTACTCAGTGCTGCTTGCGGCATGGGGCCTAATGGCGTTTTTATACCAGATGTTGATACCGTGCCATGGATGAAATTTATTATTGATGGTCGCATCTTGTTTGTAAGTAAGAAACCAATACGTAAAGATGTATCACGGTCTATGTTAGATTCGGCTAACGTTGTAAATGGTTCAAAACAAATAACTATCGACGGCCTTATTTACAAGGTATCACTGCTTACGATATTAAAAGTGTCGCCGTCTGCCTCTACAAACGCTGATGACGCACCAATTACACACGGGTCTGAATGGAACCGCTTGATGTACAACGTATGTATTAATGTTAACCCAGCTTCGCAGGAAGGCGACAAATGGGCTAATTACACCTTTGGTGATTTAGGTCACAATCTTTACGGGACTTTATCCGGTCAACTTATTACGGCCGGTTCGACCACGTATTATGCGCTTCATCTGTACGGATCCAGTAGTACGTATCAAAGGGTTAGTGGTGATTTTTACACGGCAACGACCAACCAAGGTTGGCGACCTGTGCTAGAACTTATCGGTCCGGCTTAGCCGTAATCTATTCCTGGAGTTAACATGTTAGAATTAATTTGTGCAAAAGGTGTTGGCTCTGCTGCGCCGGCCACCGGCCCAGGGCCTGGTGATCTAATAGCCCAGTATAGTACAACTGGCATTGCGGTGGGGTACTATGGACAGGTTGCAGTAGGCGAGTTACCTACTACAGCGGAGTTACAGACTGCTGTAGGTTTGTCATCAGGTACTATAACCAATGCAGCACCTGGTTGGTTAAAATTTATGTTGAATGATGCAACACTGTTTGTCCCACGGGTTGAACTCATGTCAAATTTATCTTGGCAACTGTTGTATAATCTTAATCTGGTATTGCCGTCTCAAAATAAACTAATAACGTTTGGTGGCTTTAAGTATAGAGTTAGGCTATTTAAACTATCTCTTACTGCAACATCAACA